CAAACTCCTCAAGCCGGTGGCTGAGAGAAAGAGGACGTCCTTGCCAATCACTTGCACGCTGTCTCGTGCAATGCAGCCGATGCCAGCAAGGCCCTCGACTATGGACATGTTGCTCACGTCGTCAGCATTCTGATAAACGATGATGCTGTCTTGTCCGAAGACAATCAGCAGTCCGTTGAAGTCAACCAGAGCTGTCGCTTCGTCCATGCCGTTAGGCCAGAACTTGGCTAGGTCAAAGTTGCCAGAGCTTCCTGTTGCATCAGTCATGTCTGCAATCAGCAAGTCGCCGTAGTACAAGGTGTTGGCAACCACAGTCCAGAGTCGACCATAGGCTGATAGGCCCATGCTGCCCTGACGAGCTGTGCCACCCATGTCAGCAAAGAGAGGGGTGGATGCTGAGGTAGCAATGATGGGGTTGTGACCGTCCTGAAATCCTACACACCAACCATTGAAGTTGACGAACTGCCAGTTGTCACCAGTTGGCGTAGTTGCTGTGCTAGTGATGTCAGTGTACGTACCAGCCGCTTCCTTCCATATCTTGTTGCCACCAGCCAGAATCTTGGCCTTGACATTAGAAGCGTCGATGTACTCGTGGATAGCCTTGAACGTAGGGGTGCCTGTTGCAGCACTAGCGCCCACTTGCTGAGTGCCCTTGCGTGATCCTATCCTGCCGACGTCGTCGTAGACAAAGTTGTCCATCTTCGTAGCCCAACCAACAGGCAGCACTGCGCCTGCCTGCTGGGTGTTTAGCCCTAGAAAACCGGGATTTTGGACGGTGAGTGGGATGAGAGGCTTAGGCATTAATCTTCGTACCAGTTGGACTCACCTTCCATATCGGTGATGTCATGAGCCACAGCGTCTGCTATGGCAGAGGCGTACACGGCATGGGCCTTGACCAGTGCATTGCCTTGGTCGTCACCACGCTCATCGATTGCTCGGGCGTATGCACCTAGGTAGATAGGCCAGTACGGAGTCGAGAAGACTTCCGTGCCGACACTCATTTCTGCTTGGGGAACAACCACTTCACAAGTCAGGGTTTGGACTTCAGCATTAGGCCGAATCCAGAATGTAACCTTGCGGTCAGTGCCATTGTGCCCTGTCATGTGGTACTGATTGGGCCGACCTTCATCGGCATTCATTGCCAACGCAGCCTTAATGTTCCTAGGAACAGCCTTGTCGAGATAGAACATGTCTTGATCGTGCCATACTGAGAGCACTCGACCACGCTGGGTCGATGCTGTAACGGCATACTCTGCCTGTGACTGAACCATCGTCAGCTGAATGTCAGTGCGTAGGTTCTGCCAGTCGTGAATGTCTTCGACTTCACGCTTAGTCTCATTGACCAAATCACCGATCATTTTGGCGTATGCTGAATCCGTAGGTGCTGACACCTCTGACTCTCGCATGCGTCTTAGCACATAGTTTACTGCATTAGTGAATGTAGCCATTGTTTCCTCTAGTGTTGGTTACAGGTAATCGACGATTGTTGGGGACTGTGTGAGCGTAGCTCCCCAAAGATAGAGGTAGTCGTCAGCTGTGGAGGTGAAACCTCCCAGCGCGTTGGAGGAATAGAAGTACGCATCTCCTACTAGATCATCGAGAGTAATTGTATTGAACACTACGCATCGATACCACCCATCACCCACAAACTCCATCACTCCGTTGCGGTTAGGCTCAATGAGGCCGGTGTTCAGGTTGAAGCCTACGTCGTTGGAAACATCGAAACTCACAGATCGAACAGTCAGTAGGTTGTTGCCTACGCCAGCCTTTGCATAGACCGAGACATAATGATCGAGCTTTGTGCAGGCAATTCCTCTGAAACTGACGGAAGATGCGCCACCCGTGTTAGTGATTCTGTCTGCCGTGAGGGAGCCATCGGGGGCTGTGGTGTTGTTTGCAAGCACGGAAGTCTGTGACTTTGTCCAGCCAACATCAGAGAAATCCTCTGGTGCTGTGATAAGATTGTCGAACGGGAGTCCATCAGTGTCGTAGTGACGAAGAATAAGCCTCCGTCTATTTGATGCGTAATTATTTCCCACTAAACTTCTCCTCACTAAATTTGAAAAGGGCAGGAGCAATGCTCCCACCCTAGGTTACTACTACGAGCTAAGTGCCGCCCGTTTTGTCACACGAACATAGAGAGTACCCGACGCGAGGTCGATAGTACCACCAGTGTTATTGGTAAGGGTCGTGGTGACAGTGTCAGCAGCTGTAACAGCCGCCGTCAGTTGCAGACCAGCAAGGTCTAGCGAGAAACTAGCTTGGACAAAATCACCAAGTGACGCGCCGGTCACTGTAATGTCTTCGTCTTCAGAGTTCCCGTCGAGCATGGAAGCTGCGTCCCACACTTCTGAACCGTTATAATATTGACTCATGTTTATTCTCCCGAATAAGTTTGGGGGAATGTTCCTAGGAACAAACCCCCGTTAGATTACGCAGGCACCACGAAGGCAACACCAGCATTATCACGTAGCTCACCGACACCGTAGATGGTATCAGCAGTGAACAAGTCACCAAGCCACTCTTGCTTGTACTGAGTCTGTGAGCGAACGCTCATCTGCTCGATGAATGCCAAGGCATCCTTGTGCAGCATCAGACCAACACGTGCAGCAGCAGCATCAGTAGAAGTAATGGACGGGCAGTTGCTAGAAACAACTACGTCGATACCATAAATCTGACCGATCATGCCGTTGCGAATAGTGTTAGCACCACCCACATCACCGACAAATGCTTGCTCGGTGAAACGTGCAATACCCATCAGGGTGTTACGCTCGACAGGTGGGATAATCAATGCACGATTCATTTGCGGTACGTCAGCGTCATCCAGAGTCTGGATCATCTTACGAATACCAGCATCAGCCAAAGCTGCTGCGTTGGAAGTCGCACCGTTGTACGCAGTAGAACCGTTGGAACCGATTACCGCAGTCTCCCACAGAGCAGCACCAGAACCACCAACAGTACCACCTTGCAGACCTTCGCCAAGGGCGAACAGGTCGTCATCTACCTGAGTAGCAAGCGCAAAGCCAGCGTCATCAGTGTAGAAGGCACGGAAAGATTCAATTGCTTGAACCGAGGTAATGTCTTCGATGATACGAGAGTACTCGTAGTGCTTGTCGATGGTCAAGCTAACCTTTGTCTCGACGTTAGACTGAACCTGAACTTGCTGTTCAGAAGTCTTAGCCGTTACGCTACCACGAGTGGGAACAGGGATGTGGAGGGTGTCGCCCTTCTTGCCCTTGTGTCCAATCTTGGTAACATACTGTGCCAACACGAGGTTGGTCTTGTATGCAGCAATTACGTCGTCAGACCACAGCTCGGGGATGAATACATCCTGCGAGGTGTTACTGACGTGCGCACCACTGGTGCCGATTACGCCTTTAGCCATGAGTTTAACTCCTTTGTTGTGAACTCAATTATTAAGTGTGTCTTACTTTACCCGACCTTCTTGGTAGGCAAGCATGATTTCAGGCTCCATTGCAGAATACTTCTGCGGGTGGTATTGCTTCAACTTGATCAGCTCAGCACGTTTGTAAACCTTCCGTACTTCACCGGCAGCTACTCTGCCTGTTTCAGTTGTTGCAGCCTTCAGCCCTTTCTTGGCCTTTGCATCACGCTCGGTCGTGGCAGCTACGTTGGCATCCAGTGTCTGAGCCTTATACAAGGTGATCAAATCACTGGCAGCTTCAGCATCATAACTGTTCGATGCGTCAGCAAACCTTTGCTGCCGAGACGGACTCGACATAACCCACTCTTGGAACTCCGAACTGGCAACTATTTGATCAGCATCGCTATGCGCAGATACAACTGCCGCATGAGCTTGACTCTGAGTTTCGTCAGCAATACGTCTTTCCATTGCTTGCAGTCGAGGGTTCCTTGATAGAGCCTTTTCGATTGCAGCACTTGGGTCATCTACGAAGTCGTCAAAACCTACTTCTTTGTCGGCACTGTTTTCATTCATGCCTTGCTTGAGGATTTCGTCCGTCAGCTTTCTCAGCTCACCATTCTCGTTGGTCGTACGACCGTATTGACTTTCTAGGTTTGTGTACGATGTGATGACATCTTCCAGACTCTTGTCCTTGAACTTATCAGGGACTACAAATCCAGTCGGCTCATCTTGATATTGGTTGCCTTCTGCTTCGAGGTCATCAGCCACATCGTCGGCCTTACGGGCGACAGGTGTAACAGGACGATTGTCCTCGTCAAACAGATTCACTTCTTCAAACTTTTCTTCACTCATAATAATAATATCCACCCTCAAAGGGGTTACGGTTAGATGTGGGGCCGACTAATCGGTTTGACCACCATTCTTTTCATGTTGCTTAGCCCACTTGTCCCAAGCTGTGGGGTAAGCCGGATCAGTGCCATCGAGTCTAAAGCTCGTGCCACTGATTATCCGCTTAGCGTCAGCGTCACAAACCTTACACTTCACAGTTTGTGTTTCGCTGGGTACAAATCTTTCTTCTACGTTGCCACACTCGGGGCAATCAAAGTCCAGAATAATCATTACACTTCCAGAGTGTTCATGTTATCGGACGTTGAAGCATCGTCGAGCTGTGCCAGCGTAAGAGTCACGTATGTCTCGAAGCCTAGCAGCTGATCCAGCTGGGTAACTTGCCCACGCAGGAACTGCCACTGGTCGTTGGTAGGCGCAGCTGCTACTGCACTTGCCATGATATTCTTATGCTGATCTTCGGCGTTCTCCATCAGCTTCTTCCAGCCATCGGTGCCAAACATCTCCTCGTACTGCTCAAACTCTTTTCTGAATTCTTCCATTAGATTGTCCCCTCGGGGTCTAGTGTGTTCCTAGGAACACGGGTAATTACTGCTTATATGACTTGCACTTGAAGTACAAGTTGGTGCCGTATGTCAGTGCCATGAAAGCGATACCAACTACAACACCGATGATTCCCCATGTCTCAGCATTCATGCCGAGAAATACAGTGGCAGTCCCTGCAACATATCCGGCATTATCTCCTATCAGTTGCTTTGTCATCTGCTCTTACCTTCCTTGCGCCTTGACTGGAGTTCGCTTACACCCATCTGCATGATGGTGACGTTGCTGTCCTGCTCTTGTGCCGCTAGGGCAATACGAGCATCAAGGATGATAGACTTTTCTTGCAGCTTCAGCTTCTCATATTCGAACTGGAGTTTTTGCAGTCTGTTCTGCGCTTCACTGTCGTTCTTCTTAGCTTCGAGTTGCAGCTTGGCTTGATCGATCTGAGCCTTGAGTTCAATCTCTTGCTTCTTGATGGCTACCAGAGGCTCGTCTTGTGGAGGCGCTTGTTGCTTCTTCAAGCTGTCTTGCATCAATTGGTCGATGAGGGGCAACATTTCCTCTCGGTAGGACAGGTCGGAGTTCTCGTACATGCCCTTCATCAGCATCCAGAAAGCAGGAGATTCCTGCGGGACTGTCTGCATCATCTGTGCCATATTCTGTTGCTCCAGCTCGCGGGCAACCTGACCCATCGTAGCCAGAACCTTCCACTTGATATCCGTCACAGGGTATCGGTCAGGCGCATACTGCATGTAGCGCCATGCACACTTGTGGATGAGTGGCTTTGTAAACATACGCTCGATGTTAGCCAACGTGCGCTTTGTCCGTTTGATAGAACCGGACATGATCATGCTCATGCCAGAGCTAGTTTCATTCCTCCGGTTCTCACCGATGGGAGTGGCTGAGTCCATTGCCCCCGTAGCCATTTGTACCATCCTCTCAAGCTCTCCTGATTGGGAGAAGGTGGCTTGTGTGACTTGCCCAAACTGAATGGGGCTGAGGATTTCATTGGGGTTTCCGTTGGTGAAGATGTTCTTGCCAGCAGAGACACCGTAGTTGCCTCCACGTGTCATACGTGAGGCATCGATCCCCATCATTGGATGCACAGCCAGAGCCATTGCATCGATACGTCCACGCAGCTCGGCATCGAGTGCCTTCTGTGGATTGAAGCCTTTCTCCATTACACCACGTCCCCAAAACTGGTTGGGCACACGCTCGTGTGGATAGGCAACGAATGCTCGATCCTTCATGATGTTGGGGTTAGCGATAGCACGGAGGAGAGTGGTGCCGTTGGCGACTGTAACAATCGCCTCGACCAGATCGTCCTCGTCCATGCCTTCGCCTTCTTCGTCGTCCTCGTCGAACAGCTCGACAACTTCCTCGCCTTCTTCTAGCTCGATGGGGAGCATCTCACGTGGCACAAGCCCGTGGTACTCGACCAGCATAACCTTGTCTTGATCACGAATGTTCTCAGACATCAGTAGCTTGTCGTGGCTCTTGCCTCCGACAACTGTGTCAGTGAATCCACCTAGCTCAGCATCAGGGTCATAGATGCCGGAATCAATCTTTGCTTGAACGGAGTGCCTAGTCACCTCAGTGATGTGGGCACAACCGAGTGCGTCATCAATCGTACGTGCAGTAGGATCAATGACGAAGTCAAATGGGGAGACGGGCACGAGGGTGCACTCGACAGCCACGTCGAGCGTAGAGTCAGCGTTTGCAATCTCAGTGCCAGCAATATAGTCGGCAATCAACTGGCGCTTCTCGTTCTCTTGAACAACAACCTTACCAATGCCGGTGCCGTACAGGCAACCGTTCATGAAGATTTCTGCTACAGCTTGGGGAACGCCTGCATCGTTGAGGTCTTCACGCATCGAATCACGGAACATGGCAATGTCTGCCTTATTGGGGTCGTTGAAGTTGTCATCAATGTCGAACCACTTACCACCACCGAAGGTGGCTTCTTCCAGCTCAGCTACCGTAGCATCAACTGCTTGGGCCAGTGCTGGAGTGATCAGTCGTGATCGTTCCGACTTTCTGGATTTGTCCTTTGCGTTCCAGAAACCACGCCACAGCCGGTAGTATTCATTCCACCTTTCACTGTACGTGGTGTTACGGTGATCTTCCCATGCCTTGACGCGAGTCATGACCCAGCCCTCAATGCCCGACACGTCCTTAGTGTCCTCGTCGAGGTCGTTCTCTGTTGCCACAATACTCAAGTCTGCCATGCAAATGTTCCTTTAATATCCCGACACCATGTCGAGGGCTTCGTAATCTTCTTCGTGCCAGCCGTGATCATAAATGGCTGTTCCGAGTTGGTCGATATAGGCTAGCGAATCAGGCCCATCATCGTGGCTCATCTTGTTGGGGAAGTCCAGTAGCTGGCCTTCCAACCAAGGTAGGTAGTCGGCTCCCTTTTTGAACCATATCTTTTTGTTTTGGAACCGACCTTGCAAACTCCAAATGATGCGTTCTTCCTTCTTCTGCCCACCATGCTTCAGGGGCTGAATGTTCGGATAGGAGTTCAAGCGTCTCATCTGGTCTTCCAGATAAGGCATCATTGCATTCTTCAACGAACCGGCCTCTATCCCGAGTACCGTAGCCTTGTGCTGCTGGGCTGCTCGGATGACTTTCAAACTCGTCTCCCGTACCCCCCAACGTCCGTGAACCATGTCATGCACGAACCATCCCATCGTGCTAACCTCAACAACGGCAATCGAACACTCGTCGAGTCGCCTTGCTGCTGCCTTCGAAAGTCCTTGCCCTGTGCCGTAACCGGCAGGGTCGACAGCAATGAAGATTTCCCCAGCTTCAGGGGACTTGTCTGCATACTGGAAGTCTTCGGCACGGAATGCCCCACCTCCTGCTGCCTCGAATGAAGCCTCGAACTCTTGTCGAAAGGCTTCCTTACTCATTCTCCCCCGAGCCTTATCGAGCTCCTTCTGACTGATGAGGGGATTGTCCAAGCTGTTGAAGTGGAATGCTTCCCATTCATCATCAGCATCGGTGGCTGCTTCTTCCCACAGCCCAAAGAAATGATTCTTCCCTGCTGGCGTTCCGATGAATAGTGCTTCACCACGTGTGTCTGCCAGTGCTGGGCCGATAATCATATCCCAAACTTCGGGCTTCATGAAGGCATATTCGTCAAGCACCACGTAGGCAAGTGATACACCACGCAGTGTGTCGGGTCGGTCAGACCCTTTCAATTTAATGGTGCGCCCATTGATCAGGCGCATGGTGGAAGTGTTCTCCCAAACATCCTCGATGATTGGCTCACCTAGGTCTTTAAGCAATGCCCAAATAATGTCTCGGGCCTGCTGATAGGTGGGGGCTACATACCACACTTCCTTCCCCTTCAGGGGAATGCCGTATCTGTTTTCTTCCTTGAGAGCTTCAATGAGCAGGGTTACTGCTGACAGGTAGGACTTGCCTCCACGTCTGCCTGCTGCAACAATCTTGAATCGCGCTCGGCTCTTGAAAATCTCCAGCTGTTTGTTGTGCAAGCTGAAGTCTAGTTCCATTACCTTGTCCTTTGTCGGGGGGTATATTTATTACGTCTTGCTTTTTACAGCCCTAACGAACTGTCTGAATGCTATTTCAGGTTTCCCCTCAATAACCCTGATTCTGTTTTCGTGGCTCCACGCAACTCTAGCCAATATCTTCGCATGGTCGCCTACCCTGAAATTATCCTCGTTTTCTTCCTGCTCACGCTGCTCAACGTCTGCGATAGATACTGCGGCTATTTCCGCATCAGTTGGTTGTGGTCGGGCATCACGCCATTTAGTGATAACCCCTGCTTTTGTATCGCAATCAGGATTTGGCACCAAGTAATTTAACTTGTGCCAA